AAAGCAGATAAAAGCAAAACAGCTAGAGCAGTACCGGCAGCAGCAGGAATTGAAAATGGTACGATCTACTTTTTGAAAAATGCTAAATGGTTATTAGAATTTGAAAGAGAACTAACTAGCTTTCCATCTTCCGGATCTCATGATGATCAGGTGGATGCTTTAGCCTATGCAGCTAGATTTGGTATAGTTAGAAAGACAAAATGGAGTGTAACCTAATTGGGTATAGCAGATAATATTAGAGGTTTCTTTAGACCGCAAGAAACAGTAGAAAAAAAAGATTTTGGATCTTTTCCTACATCCCAAATTGTTTATCCATTTAATACAGATACAGGATTCTTTTCTGGTGCAGATGAAATGTCTCCAGAGGGAAACTCAGCAGCTTTAGCTTGTTTAAATGTTTTAGGTACTGCTTTTTCTGAGCCTCCATTATGTGTTTATTTAAGAACACAAGAGGGTAAAGAATTAATTTTAGAGCATCCTGCTTCAAAGTTATATGCAAATCCTAGCCCATATCTTTCTAGCTCATTACTATCTCAATACATTACATCAGCTGTATCAGTTTCAGGAGATGCTTTTATTCTTAAATTACGATCAGATGGAGGAGAAGTATTACAACTTTATCCATTAGTTCCTGAAATGGTTGAAGTTAAAGGAAACAAAGAAGAATTAATAACACATTATATTTATAAGCAAAAAGGACAATATTTACATATTGATCGTGAGGATATGATCCATCTTAGAGAAAGAATAGATCCTAGAGATCATAGAAGAGGATTATCTCCATTACGTGCAGTAATGGTAGAGATACTTGGAGATGCAGCAGCTTCACAAATGGCAGCTGCTTTAGTTAAAAATACAGGTGTACCATCTGTTGTGATTAGCCCAAAGAATGAATTATCAATGACCGGAGAAGAGGCAGAATCAATAGCGGATACATTTGGAAGAAGATTTGGTGGCGAGAATAGAGGGAGACCATTAGTTATATCTGGTGGAGAAGTTGATATTAAAACTCTTTCTTTTTCTCCTAAAGATTTAGAGATTGGTCAATTAAGAAACGTTAATGAAGAAAGAATCTCAGCTGTATTAGGAGTTCCTGCAATATTAGCCGGTCTAGGTGCAGGATTAGAATCAGCAACTTACAGTAACGTAAGAGAGCTAAGGGAATTCTTTACAGAACAAAAACTTATACCTATGTGGAGATCTATAGCCAATGATTTTACAAATCAATTACTTTCTGATTTTGAATCAAGCGAAAACTATTATATGGATTTTGATCTATCAGATGTAAGAGCTTTATCACAAGATGAAGATGCAGCAATGCAAAGAGTTGTACAAGGATTCAATGCAGGTTTCTTAACAGTTAATGAAGCTAGACAAGCTACTCAGTTTGCTCCTATGGAAAGTGGAGATTCTTTTATTAGACAAATGGGGCAGGTAGAAGTACCTGCTGCAGGAGAAGAAATTGTAATGTATGGATCTGTAGTATCAGAAGAAAAAGGCGGAGAGGCTTTTGTATATACAGCTGATGGAGAAAGAGTACATACATCATGGGTAGAGCCAAAAGAAGAAGAAGAAGAAGAAGTTATTGAGGAACAAGAAGAACAGGAAGAAAAAGCTATAGAAACAGAACTTGTTGAAACTCCAACTATGGAATTATATGGATGGGAAGATCCTACAACTAAACATATTGGATTACCAAAAGTTAAACAATATAGAACAGAAGATGAAAAAGCAGCATATTGGAAAGCAATAGATGATTTAAGAACGAGATGGGATTCTGTTTTTCAAACAGTATATGCAAAAGAGCTAAATAGACAAAGAAGAGCTTTAGCTAAAGCAGCATCAGGTAGCTCTACTGTTGATACGATCCAAACAAACATTGATATTGTCATAGAAGATACAAAGTTTGAAAAAGAACTATTGCCATTATTTTATTCATTAGCTGATGATTTCTCAGTTAGAACTTATGACAATCTTTTTCCTAAGAATGAAGCATTTAAAGCAGCAACACCTGCTGATCTTGATGTATCTATTACAGAAGAAGAGGCGATCAGAACAGTTTTTGATGATTTAGCAGCGTTATTGCCACAAGGTAGAACATTAAAGAAGATAGTTGATAATGGTTTCTATAGAGGACAAAGAGAAGTACCTCCTGCGGTTGGATCAGTATTTCAAGATGGTCAGGCAGCAAGTTTCTTACAAGAAAATGCTAAAAGAGTTATGAAAGAACTTAACGATACAACAAAGAAAAGAGTTAGTAAGATTGTTTCAGATTCTTTAATACAGTTTGAAAAACTTGGAATAGTGAATCCTGTAGCAGGAACACCAGAGGGAGATAAGTTTTTTAAAGATTTATCAAAAAACATTAATACAGTTTTAGGTGGGCAATCTTTAAGTAGATCAAAAGCAATAGCAAGAACAGAAGTTGCTAAAGCTAGTTCTTGGTCTCAACAAAGAGCAGCTAAATCAACAGGTAAAGTATTAGAAAAAGAATGGGTTTCACAAAGAGATGACAGAGTTAGAGAAGCACATTTCATTTTAGACAATCAAAGAGTTCCTGCTGATAGCTTTTATCTGTATAATGGAATCAAGTTAGACTTTCCGGCAGATCCAAAAGCTCCGGCAAGTTTAGTAGTTAATTGTAGATGTACAGAAGCATATATAGAGGTAATAGATGAGTGAAGAAGTAAAAAGACCACAAGAATTGGTTTATAAGAATGCTCCCATTGAGCTTAAAGAAGAGGGAGATGTTAGATATTTAGAAGCAGTTTTTTCATTATTTGATGTAATAGATTCAGATAATGACGTTACAAAAGCAGGTGCTTTACGATCAGGATATACAGGTAATAAAATACCTTTAGTTTGGAATCATGATTGGAGTAAAGTGATCGGCAGAGGAATTATTGAATCAGATAATCAAAAAGCTGTATTTAAAGGATATTTCTTAAACACCGAAGCAGGAAAAGAAGCCTATGAAACTGTAAAAGCAATGCAAGATATGCAGCAGTTTAGTTATGGTTTTCAAGTAATGGATTCTGAAAAAGGTACACATATTGATAGTAAAGGCGAGGAAGTAGATGTAAGAGTCTTAAATGATGTAACAGTATGGGAAGTTTCTCCTGTACTTGTAGGCGCACAGCAAAATAGTTTTGTACAAGCTCTTAAATCTGGTTTAGAAAGTTTTGAAGAAGAAGAAACAAAAGATGATGAAGAAATAACTGATGATGAAAAATATAAAAAATGCAATTATGGTAAAGATGGAGATTGCGTAAAAGAAAAAGATTTAGAGGTTTCAAGTGAAAAAGTTGATACAGGTATCAATGAATCTTCCCAACAGGGTAAGAGACTTGGAGAACAGGCTTTATCTTCTCTGGAGGAGATTAAAGCATTTACAGAAAGAATAGAAGATCTTGCTCTTCTAAGAAATTCTGAAAAAAAGACACTTAGCTCAAAATCTACAGAGATGGTAAGCAAATATCTACAGGCAATAACAACTATTCATAATAGATTAGATGATGTTCTTGTAGGTTATGGTTACGATCCTGTTAAAGATAATGAGCTTTTTATAGAAGTTCAAAAGAACTTCATGAAGAATCAATAAGGAGAAATTAATGGCAACATTAAAAGAACTCAGAAATGAGAAAGCTGCTAAATCAGAAGAATTAGCAGATATATTTGATTCTGTAAAAGATATGTCTGAATTAGACTCTGATCAAAAAGAGGAAATTAAGCGAAGAAATCAGGAACTAGCTGATCTCGGCGATAGTATTACCGAGCTAACAGAATTAGAATCTGTAAAAAGTTCTAATGAAGAGGAAATTGAATCTTCTAAGAAAGTTTCTGGAACACCTGTATATGGAGAGCCAGAAGTAGAAGAAACAAAATCACTTGGACAACAGTTTCTTGAATCTAACGCTTATAAATCATTTGTTGATCATGGAATAAAGAATGTTCCTTTTGAGTCTAAAACAACTGTTACAACTTCTGTTTGGACTAGAGATACG